CTTAAACCCATCCAAGTCGCCGTCTTCAAGCAGAGCCTTGGATCGGGCAATGTATCCCGCGTAATCCGTCATCGCCTCGGTTTTATTTTTACGCCTAACGGTTTCTTTGAATTGACTAATTTGCATTTCGCTTAGTTTTTCAGCCCGAATATCACTAGCCGCATTCCGCTCGTTAGTGATCTTGTTCTGCTCAAGGCGATCATTCCTGTTGCCGATATCGCCAATAACCTTTGTGAAGTCAAAGTCGCCCCGATTGCTCTTCGGTGCCAGGGGTGACGCTAACATAGCGAGATTGAAAGCCATTAGATAATCCTCGAATAATCGACGTACTTCTTGTCGCCAATATTAACGACAGCGCCATCGATATGCTCCACTTCCTGCGCCATCGTGCCGACTTCCAGTTTATCAGAGCCTTTGTACTTGAATAGGTAAATAGGTGCATCGCCGACCGAACCCAGTGCAGTGATGTTAGTCTTGTACCTGCGATCAGAGAACGCCAGACCAGCAGCCATGATACCTGTTTTAAGTAAGTCTGAGCTGTCGCTGCGTCTCGATGCCCTATCCTGCCTGCGCGTGTTCTCAAGCCCTAATATACCAGCCGCCTGTGTCTCGCCGCCTCTCGCTTCAAGTTCTGCAAGGTTAATTGCGCCGGTGCCACTGATACTGGCCTGGTTGGTCGCTGCGTTTGAACCGATCCCCAGAATGCCCTCATGCCTGCCGATTTCTTGGCCTACCAAGTCATTACCTAACAGCGCAAAACTGTTCTGGAGGGCTGCTGCGGTGCCTCCTGAGCCTATCTTGCCCCGGGCGCTGGAATTGTTGAACAATCTGCGCTGGGCATCGTCTTTCAGTGCGTCGAAGAAGGGATTTTTGTTGATGAAGTCGTTCTGACCTTCAGGCGTCAGCAAGTTCTGAATCGCGCCCAGAGAACCCAGCCCGGCATCCGCATACGGCTGCAAATCAGCTCGGCCAGTATCAACACCCTCTTTAGTCGTGGCGCTCGCCGCTTCCAGACCTTCTTTGATCGCAGTCGCCGCTTGGCCCTGGGGTGATTTCAGGTACGCTGCTAGATCAGCCGCTGCCTGCTCTTCCGGGGTCAACTGTGCCGCTGCAAATCCAGGGTTTGAGTCACCTGCGCCATCCCATCCGCCGGGATTTGGACCAAACCCACCCCAGTTTTGGCTGACGCCACCGCCACCGCCTGACTGCCCAGGCGTTCCGCCGCCCTTAAAAGTCCCAGAGTTGTCGCCCTCATTACTATCACCGCCCACTGTTGCCATGATTTAACTCCTAATCGTCAACCAAAAATAAATCGAATGCCGCTGATACGTCATAATCATTTGCGGATGCTATTGCTGTTATAACTATATCAGTTTTTGCCGCATACGATGGGTACGGGTTATAGTCTTTTCTGTCAGCACTTGTTCCCACAACCAATAATGACTTAGTATCTTGCACTCGAAAAACGCCACCAAAGGTTCGCGCCCATAAGATAACATCAACGCCACCAGAGGTCGGGCCGGTTCCTTTATTCAACGAGGCAGACCAGTTGGTTAAGTAGGCAGTTTTTCCCAATGGAACTGAATACAAGGCCATCAAGGATTGGTCATAGCCAATTGTGATTTGCGCTCTTAAGTTAGCCGCTGTGAATGCTGATGTCGTTGACCCAACGCCGACCTGAATAGTCCCAACTGCTGCTGTCGCACTGGTATTTTTTACACGGAATACTCGAATCAAATTCGTCCCGAGCGATGCCGCTGTTGTACCTGTTAGCGTTACAGTTTGAGTGACAAATGCCCAGCTAGAATTAAGCCCCTGAATCTCAATCGTCCCCGTATCGCTGGCACTGCTGGATACTGCGTAATCAATCTCGGCAGTCGCAGACCACGTGCCTGTCGGGGTGTAATTGGTTGTCCCACCACCGTCCCAGATAGCTTCTACTGCTTGGTCTACGTCTGTATTACGACCAAACTTATTCACTCCAGACGTGCCTGAGACAGCCCCACGCGACACGTCGAGGTTGAAGTCAAACGCCTGGTACGGTCGATAGCTCATACTGTATAGCCGTCATACAACATGCCAGCTACTCCCGTCAGATATAATGTGAACTGATTCATACTGAACCTTTAGTGTGGCCGTCAGACCATCGTCGATAGTCTCTGACGCATTGCCGTCAATAATAACATCTCCAGTAGATCCGAGCTTCTTGATGTGATAATCAGCTACGCCAGATATCGCGGGTAAACTCACCGTCACTGCGCCGCCAGCCGCGTCATCATCCACTAATATCAGATCGTCGGTCGATAAAACTGTGTAGGTGCCAGTAACCGTTGTTGTGGTTGTCGTTACTGCGTCAATCGAGTTGACCGCGTTGTACAGATTCAAAAACCAGTTACGCCAGATGCCGTCCTCGGCTAGGCTTATTCGAGGCGGGCCTTCAAGTGGATTAGCCATCAGACCCCTAGATCGACCTCCATGCTCGCGGTGTGTATCGAAAAGAACGCTGCATCACTGCACCTGATTCGGAATACAAATTGATCTGAGCGACCCAGGCCGTTCCACTGCACCTTGTAGTTGAACTGACCGCTTTGGCCTGCACTTTCCCACATCTCTGAGCCAAAGCTCTTGCCGCCATCCGTCGATAATTGTAATGACCACTGCGGATCTGTCGAGGTTAGATTACCGACACCTCTTTCGCCGATTATCTCGAAACTATTCAATTCAATGTCCAATCCGTTCTGGCCGAACATCCCCGAATGTAATACACCAGTCGTGCGTTCCCGGGTCATCGGTGAGCCGTTCTCGGTGTAGTTCTCAAAATCAAAATAGTAAATATTGCTGTCTGCGTAATCCGCTACCAGATGTTTGCCGTAAGCCCATGCATAAGAATTAGCGCGTGAACGACCTGTACTCGCCGAGCGTGCAGTCTCAAACCATTGATCTAACGATTCCGAATAAACCCACGTCTTATCCTCAGTCGGGAACGACAAATGATAGAAGTTCTGGTTCTGCAATGTGCAACAGAACCCCACCGCATCATCGACGGTCGTGTACTTACGAAACACATCCATAAGTGCAATAGTTGAAACTGATTGGTTGGTTCTGTACACTTTCCGATCATCTGCTAACCAATATAAGCTACTCTCGTTTGAGGCCACCGACATCCTGGCCGCTAGCCCTATCCGCCTGTTGGCGCCCTCGACACGATCCAGCGGAGGTCTGCCAACACCAGAATCAAACCATTCCTCAATCGACTTCTGCCCGAACATGATCGCTCGACCATTATACCGATATACCCGGATCAAAGCGTCTGCGTTGCTCTCTGCCGTAGCGTAATCAAGACCATCGACATCAGTCGCATCGCCGACCGCGCTGACACCGAATCTACCATCATCGCCATCATATATAGCCTTCTGGTTGAGTACGGTGACGCCGTTCGGTGTCTCTAGGTCTACATCCGTGATCTGGGCCAGCGTAGCACCGTCCCACTGGTACACAAGCCCCGACCCGTTAGCAACTATCACCTTTGAATCCAGGCCCTCAAAGATGCACTGAGCGCTTCCTGTGATGGTGCCGAGAGATGTGTGGTTTCCTGCATTATCGACACTGTGCAGCGTGATCCCTGAAACCTTGTACAAAACACCCTGGTGTTCAAACATGCCTCGGTCAGATCCGCTCGATGAGCCGAACAACGTCAACCCGGGCCACGGCTGCAAGACGTATTTATCCTTCGTGAAAGGGTCGTCTTGAAGCTCGGGGTAAAAGTTCCTCGTTACCTGCGCCGACAGTTGGACCGCTTTTGATGGGTACGAACCGCCCGTGATGTTAATCGGGACTCTCATTAGTCAAAAAAGGGACTCTGCCCTTTCCTTATCTGCATCAGCCCGTGATCCATAGCTTTCCGTTTAATGGTTTCTGGCACATCGTGTATTCCAGTTGTTTCATTGACCAGATATTCTAGCTCTTGCTGTGTTAGTGTCGGAACCATGAGAGGTATAAGCACCTCCTCGCCATCTAGTGTTATCCCCATTGACAACTCAGTTGAGACACCCTTACCATCCTTGCGCGGCACCATGCCCAACCAGCCCACACCCTTCGGCGTCCCATCTTCCCTTTTGCCGTATGTCTTGCCCCGTGTATGCTTTTGGGGGCGATAACCTTCCACAGCCAGCGCTGATAAATCAAGGTCATTCAAAAATCTGTCTCGTCGTCTTCCGAGATGTATGACCCGTTGACCAGATAACGGATGTTGCCGACCGCTTTCTCGCCCTCTGGGCCTGCCTTGAATAGAATTCTTTGATACAGGGAGTCGGAGACTTTGTATAGATCGAATTTGTTGTGAGCCATCAGGGTAACGAAATAAGGCGTGATTTCATCAGGCATCTCACCCGTAGAATCCCACACCGCCAGACCTTTAACTTGAAGCTGGCCGTAAACCTCGTCGTATGCCTCGCCCATCCGGGTGTCGTGCTGGGATTGCATCGCCTGGCCGATTGGTACGATCTTCAGCATCTCAGCAGCTAACTGCTTTGCCTCGGTTTTAGTGGTCATTTCTTAACCGCTTTCTTAACCGCTTTCTTCTTCGGCGCAGCCCTCTTTTTCGGAGGATCTACCACCAACTCGTACTCAGGGTTTTTCAACGCTTTGTCGGCTAGATGCCCCATTAGCTCAATCGTGTCGCCCGTAGACTTACCCGGCTGGCCGTAGCAATTCGCATTAACACAGCCCAGTTTTACCAGTTTGAATTTCATCTCTACCTCGCGAACATAGCCCAACCAAAATTGGCTGGACTTCCAGATTAACTAGAAATGGGGGCCGCCTTTTGAGTAGCCCCCACCATGTTATTACACGACCCGTGGGTCGTTATACACACCGCACAAGATAACCGTGATCGTACCAGTACCACCAGCATTGGCCGCAGCCGTGATAGTAGCAATACAGGTCGTATCGGAAGTCACTGCGGTCGGCTTGACAGTCATCAGGTCTTCCTGCAAAGGAATCTTGATGCCGACTGTGATTTTCTCAGCCGGGTTAGTGGAGTAGGCATCGCCGTTAATTACCCCTGAGTTGAGGTATTTCTGAGCGTCACCCGTAACACCAATATCAATCTCCAGCGCCTCTGTGCCAGTGTCGATGTCATCACCCATCAACCACCCGAAGAGCGGAGTGAATCCCGCCGGGATGGTAAACATATTGACAACATCAGCAGCACTTGCCGCAGCGGCGAAGGTGTGAGAGCCAAATAGGATCTTACAATCTCCGCCAGCACCAGTGCCAGGGACGGGGAGGTTGATCTGGTCAGATAAAATAGTAGCCATGATTAATCTCCAGTTGAGCTATGGAAGCTAGTAACGATTCCATGTTGCTTAGAGTTGTAGAAAGTCTTCTTGACATCGCTCTTCAGAGAGATACCAACACCCGACAGATGCTCGTAATCGTCCTCTTTCCGAGATGCGAAGGAAGGAACTCGACCGTTGCCGAAGCATACCGCCTGAGCGCCACACAAGAAGCCAGCAGACACGCGACTGGTAGTGTTACCAGAGGTGACAAGGTTATCACCCGTTGCGTTAGCGCCCCAAACACCACCAAAGGAAGCGTTTTGAGCTGCCGTGCCATCGATAAACACGCTATCGATTTCAGGGATCTTCTTGACCACAACACCGTCAACCAGCAGATCACCACCAGACCAGAGCGGGTTGCTCTCGTCACGCGGCAGACCGTTTGAGTGGAGTGTCTCAAGGTCGGCTTGAAGATCACGGAACGCGTAAGAACCAATGAACAGAACGTACCACGGCTCGTCACCGCGAATCATGTGCGGGCGAATCAGCGGATCAGCATTTTCAGCCATACGCTTCAACAGCCGGACAATATCAGCGTCCATCTTGTCGTTAGTGGTATCGACTTTCCCAAGGTCAGTCGTGTGGTTGCCAGTCCAGTTGGTCTGTGCAGAACCATACAGAATGCGATCCTCGTTATTGGTCGCCCAGGTGTCCATGTTCGCACCACTAGCAGCACCTGCGCCGTAAGCACCAACTGTGCCGCCGTAGTTCGCATAAGTCGTGCCGGCGATAACCGCGCCCATAGCCTGGATGATCTCATTGCGCTTGAGTTCCATCGCCCAATTCATCAAAGCAGGACGTGCTTCTTCGAATAGGTTAAATTCGCTGAGTTCCCCTTCTTCGTTGTCAATTACGACACCATTGCGTTTGTAGAATGGCTGCATTACGAAGTCGTAGTTGGACAGCGCTTCCTCGTTACCCGTCAGGGTTGAAGATCCAGTAACACCAGACCCACCGAGCTTTGCAATCAGCGGAATTGAAACCTTCTTGAGATTTCGGTTGACTTGAATGATCGAGTTTTGATCGTTGCCGATGTACCGCTCGAACTTGCCGCCGCGAACGTATTCACGGGCGACCTCTTTCTGAAATCGGGTGGTTTTATTACCCGCACTAATGGTTGAACCAGCCATTGTTAAAGGCTCCTATATTATGCCACTCAGAACAGGCTCTCCAAGGTTAACGGCTTATCGCCCTCAACACTGTTGGAACCCACCGATGTGGCATGGGTTAGATCAGGCACGTCTGCCGCTGAGACACCCTTCTTTGACTTTGCTGAAATCTCCGCTAGAACTTTAGCTCGAATCTCCGCTTCCAGATTCTCCCGATACTTCGGGTCTTTCATGGCCGCTATCGACTCGTATTCTTTCGTATGATCCCGCAAAAACTTCGCCGGGTTGTCGGCCTGCTGAAACCTTCGTACTAAACCCTCGTCGATTATGTTTCCGTCCTCATCAGCAATCAACCCTTTGAAAACACCTTCCAGGCGGAGATAGTCAGGATCTAACTCAGTCATCATCGCTTGAGACAATGTAATCTTTGTCCTCAGCTCCGACTGTATTCTGTCCGACTCTATCTTGTTCCGATACCCCTCTGGGTCTTCGATTGGGTCTATCTGAGACTCTGGCTCCAGCTTCGACTCAAGCTCACGTATTCTGGCCTCTGCTGCCTTACGCTTGTCTCTCTCGGCTAACATTGCCGCTAATTGGCCTTGCTCTGCGGCTGGCGGCTCCGCTTCGTCGGCTTCGGCTACTGCCTCTACCGCGCCCTGGTCATCTTCAGATTCAGCTTCAGCGGATACCTCGGTATCTTCACTTGCCTCGACCTCAGACTCTTCGAACATATCAGAAAGGGAAATTTCCCCGGTGACTTCTGCCTCGGCAACTTCTGCTTCAGCAATCTCTGTTACAGCCATATCTCACCTATAAAACGCCCGCAATGCGGCGACCATCTAACGCCCGAAGCCCGGCGGCGGCTGGCTCTCTTGAGCCGGTAAATCAAAACTGTGATGGCGGAGGCCCATCTATTACTCCCGAGTGCATATAATAAACCCTTCTATCAATATAATCAAAGGGCTGAATATGCTTAGAACTTTTGCTTCTATCGGTTCTGCTTTATAGGCAGGTCTGCCAGATCCACCTGTGATTAAAAAATGTAGATTCAGACCTATACACCGTGCCGTTTAGTATACCCGCCTTCAATCTCCATTGCGAAGTGGCGAACACTAGCGGCCCTGAATTTGCAGGCGAAATAACCAAGATTTCTACTGCCTATCTGGGCGCACCATTTACCTGATGACTTCTGCCATGAAACACCAGTAATGCCGCTTGTATTTGTTTTATGCTTTTTTTGATTTTTCATATTTACTGAGGCAGGGACATCACGCAGATTATCTATGCGGTTATCAGACTTTTCCTGATTGATATGGTCAATTTGCCCGTCAGGAAAGCACCCATAAACATAGAGCCATGCTAGGCGGTGGCCGCTGTAATGTTTTTTATTGATTGTGATTTGGACATACCCATTACTTAAACTGCCTGCTTTAGGCCCTTTTTTCGACCTGCGGTTACTTGGTAAGTTAGCCCAATTTTTCCATGTAAAAAAACCTGTGCATGGATTATAGTGTAGAACGTCTTTTAGTTCTGATTGAGTTATACTTGCGTTATTCATGGCTACTCCATATAGCTGCTGATAGGGTTCCGAGGTAGCTGATAACTGCCTCGGTTCCTGATTATACCATTATTTCTTTATCGCACCCATAGGCAGGTCTGCGCTCTGGGCTACAGGCTCACCGTTACGGGTCAGGATAGTCATGTCGTTCTCATCGAAGACCACGAAGTTTCGAGTGCCTTTGCCTGCGGTGCGGCTGTTGCCGTCGAAGTATTTGATGCCTGGGATGCCTCTGGCGTTTAACTGCTCTGATATCCATTTCTTTCTATCTGGCGATACTGTTTTTAATGTCCCGTCTGGTGATGGAACCGCCTCCCTTGCTGTTTTACCAAACACATAATGCAGTTTCTCGCCTGTATCTGTGGGGCTTAACCCTAGCTCTTTACCTAATTTCCGCACACTCTCAGGCTGCTCACTCAACGGCGCATCCCAGTCAAGCATCTGCGCTATCTTGGAGTCTGGGAGGTCTACGGAGTAGAGGTGAGCCGCGTCATCTGGAACGGTAAACCCCC